ACAATTGCTTGCCTCCATACTTATAGAACATAATAAGATGTTGGAGCATTGTAGACATTGGAATTTTTTCTTCATCATAAAACACAGGATTGTAACTTGTGTTTACTGAAATGCCTTGGTCAATATACTTTTGTAAAACTGCTACGATCTTTAGGTAACCTTCAGGAGATGTCTGATCCCATAGCAATTCATATTTGTTTTTTAGTTTGTGGATTCCTGGCACAACTTGTTTTAGTACACCGTGCTTTGACTGTTTGATTGATACCAGTGAACGAGGCGGTTCAATGCCGTTAGTACTGTTACTAATTTGTGCAGAAGTTTCTGCTGGCATAAGAGCCATCAGTGTAGAGTTACGAATACCATATTCTTTCAAGTCCGCACGTAATCCATCCCAATCTTGACGCTCTTGGTATGTAACCAATTCATCTACATCAATTTTACGTGTATCAATTGGTAGAATACCACTATGATATTTTGTTTCATCGGAACCTGTACACGCACCTTGTTCTTTTGCAAGTTCAACACTTGCTTTAATTAGATAATAACTCCAGGCTTCTGCCCATTCATCAATCATATCCAAGTTTGGATCGGTGTATGTCATATCATTCTTTGCCATCCAATATGCAAAGTTAATAATACCAACGCCAACAGGTCTACGCTTCAATGTAGATAATTCAGCGGCTAGTACTGGATAACGCTGATAATCAAGTAATGCATCAATACCACGAACTGCTAAACGTCCAACACGTTCAAAATCAGTGAGTGTTTTGATATTGCCCCAATTAATTGCTGCCAGTGTACACAATGAAATCTCACCATCAGGATCATTTAGATTGTTCAATGGTCTAGTAGGAAGATTGATTTCTTGACACAGATTTGATTGGCGAACTGGTGCAATCTCTTGAACGAATGAACTATGTGTATTAGCATGGTCAACATTCATAAGATAAATTCGACCAGTATTCTTACGTTCATTCATAAATGCTGAAAATAGTTCACTTGCCGAAATAGATTTTTGTCTAATAGAACTGTCATTCTCTGCCAATTCATACAACCGTTTAAATTCGTCCTGGTCATTAAAGAATGATTCATACAAACCTGGAACATCTGCTGGTGAAAATAATGTAATATCACCGCCAGTCATTAGGCGCTCATACATAAGTTTGTTAAATTGAACACTATAATCTAAGTGACGAACCCGATTATCTTCTGTGCCTTTGTTATTTTTTAGAACAAGTAAATCTTCTACTTCTAAGTGCCACAGTGGATAATGTAGAGTTGCAGCACCGCCACGAACACCACCCTGAGAACATGATTTTACACTTGCTTGAAACATTTTATAGAATGGAATGACACCAGTGTGTGTAGCATCGCCATTTCGGATTGGCGAATTGATAGCACGAATACTACCAGCGCCAATGCCGATGCCTGCTTTTTGTGAAACATACTTCACAATCGCACCTGATGTTGCTGTTATTGAATCAAGAGAATCGCCTGTTTCGATAACAACACAACTACTAAATTGACGCTGTGGTGTTCTGACACCAGCCATTACAGGAGTTGGTAAACTAATGTCAAAATTACTCACAGCATCATAGTAGTCTTTTACCCATTTCATACGGGTATCTTTTGGATAGTTAGAAAAAAGAGTAGCAGCGATAAGGACATATGCAACTTGTGGTGTTTCGTACAATTGCTTAGTTGCACGATTTTGCGCAAGGTATTTGCCGCGAAATTGTTCCATTCCCACATATGATATATTGAAATCTCTTTCATGCTTTACAAAAGCATTAATTCTTTCCCATTCATCATCATCATAAGAACCTAATAGTTCTGAATCATAAAACCCATCAGTAGTGTTTTTTTCTACTATCGCTTTTACATGCCATGGATCAAATGAACCGTACACTTCTTTGCGAATATGATAGTTAATCAGATTTCCAGCAACCCATTGATAATTTGGGGTATCCTCAGTAATCAAATCGGCTGCGGATTTAATCAATGTTTCTTGAATTTCTGCACTTGTTATGCCATCGTAAAATTGTATGTGAGATTTGATTTCAACTTCACTAGGTGATACACCTGCGATACCATCACACGCAAAAAATACTACCTTATGCATTTTATCAAGGTCTAATTCTTTTTTAGTGCCGTCCCGTTTTGCTACATTTATTACCATTTATTCATTTCTCCGAAATCGCAATGTATTTACACATTTTACACTTTACTTAATATCTATTGTTTATATCCGCATCTTCCATACCGGCGACACGTAATTTTATTATATTACTAAGTTGAAAATGCTTTATTTCAAATCCCTTAGTAATCCCTTGAAACTTATTTCTCATAAGTGCTACCTGATTAATTAGTTCAGATATGGCAACAACTTCTGCTTCACCATCAGAATATTTTTCAGCATCCCTGCTTGATAATGCTTTATTATAATTTTCTAAATATTTACGCAAATATTCACTTCGTTTCTTTCTTAGTTGTATATTTAGATGTTCTAGTATAGCCTCTAATTCTTGCAACTGCCCAAATCTATGTTCGACATATCCAGGCAGTTGTGTGGATGCTTTTTCAATATTACCTGTTACTTTTACTTCTTTTTTTGCTTCTGTAAGTTCGATTTCAAAGTGGTCTAAAAAAGCAGGAATATTATTCCAATCAGCAACTATCTTACTATACCAATTCATCCGTCATACTCATCCCATTCATCGTCCCATTCATCGTCAGTATCATCATTAACAAAATATCGGTCGAATGCTGTTTGTAGAATTTTATCATCATCCACCATTTCAAATATTTCAGTTTTTCTGATACCATGGTCATCCAATATTTTTATTAGACGTTCAGCAGATTCCATTTTATCCTTTGCTGGAATAAAAGATTTAAGTGTATTCCAAACATCAAGTAATATTTCTGTATCACTGGTAGCCATAAATCATCCTTCATATATTGCTGAGTTAGCACCGTGTTCTGCACATTCAGATTTTACACAATAGCATCTATTATTAGTTAATTCACGAACAAGTTTGTCAGCAAATTTATATGCATGTTCTGCAAACTTTTCTGCGCCCACACCATCCATCACTGTTAATTCTGCCAAACCTGCTGATTCTAGTTCAGTTAATTTATACAACATTGGATCAGCCCTGTCAACTACTACTTTATGATCAAAATTATCTTCTAGCCATTTCTTCAATGGCTTTAGCCCACCAAAATCTACTGCCCAATTACGATGATCTAAATCATCGCACCCAAACGTAAATTTGAATGCTAGACTATATCCATGTAAAAAGCGACAATGCGAATGGTCTGCATGCGGTTGTCTGAATACTGCAGATAGTCCTATATTGTGTCCATAACTCTTTGTAGAATAGTACTTAGCCATTTCTAAACCTCATTAACTTCTAAGTTTTCATCAATAATTTCACCATTTGAATCAACTTCAAGTGTTTCAAGTCCATGTTCATCAGCATCTAAATCTTCGTTATTCCAATCATTGATCACAATGTCAAGTTTTTCATCTGTCCAGTTTTTACGAAATTCAATGATTTCATCACCTGATTTGGTGACATATCGCAAGCGATTGCCTTGCTTTACAAGCAAACCTTTTGCTTCAAAAAATTCAATTAGTCCTGAGTAAGGTGACATACCAGTTTCATATGGAATTTCTACTTGCACACTTTCAAATGGTTTTGAATATCGAGTTTTTACAACTTTACACGCTGCTCTAATACCATGTACTTGAGATGTTTTGTTGCCGTCTGCATCTACTTTTAGTTTTAGTTTACGCATAGCGATAACAATGCTTGATGCATAGATAAAGCCTTGTCCACCCGAGATCTTGTCATCTGGATCAAACATATCCTGTGATGCATATGTATGATTTGTGGCAATCATACCAATATTAAAATCTCCAAACATATTTACACAGTTACGAACTAGTGCAGCAAGTGCTTTGGGTTTACGACCCATGTCACCTTTCATATCACCCTTTTCAAACTGTGTTACATCAGTTGGTGTTAACATCATGCCCAAACTATCAAGTACAAAAAGAACTTTTGGACGCTCTGCATCCTCTACATCAGCATATTCTTTGCGATAATCTGTCATAAAATCTGATATGATTCTGGCAACATCATCAATCATTGCGACATTTAGTTTTAGTAATTTATCATCACTAGTATCAACATTAAGGGCATGTAGCCAACTTTCATCTAGCGCATTTTCACTATCAATAAGAACTACAAAGATGCCCTGATCTTGGGCATTTTTTACGATATTTCCACTAGCAATATACGACTTGCCCGCGCCAGACTCACCTGCTAGGACAGTTACTTTGCCAAGTGGAATACCCTTGTGAAAATCATTAGAGATTAACTTGTTTAGACAGTAGTTACCTGTAGATATCCATGTGTCTGGATCACGAAATCCCATAGACATACCTGGGACTGATTTTGTAATTGATTTACGAAACTTAGACGCATCAAATGCTTTCGCCATAATAGACTCCTATATTAAATATATGTGTATTGGTGGGAGGGCAATATTGCCCTCCCGATTAATCTACTATTAATCAGTTTTACGATTACGGATCATTGCAAGAATGTCAGATGCATCTGTTCCTGCCGAACTTGCTTCTTCTGCAACTGGTGCTACTGGTTCAGGAGAAGATGTTGGCGCAGGAGAAACGGCAGGTTCGACTGCTGATGCTACTGGTGCCACAACTTGTTCTGGTGATTTTGTAGTAGCGACTGATGAACTACCATTTGCTGCCGCACCTTCAGGAACATCCAGGCCGTATGGACGATAGTAGTTACCCCATCGCATTGGATCATACAACTCTCCGTCAACCGATGCTTCAAACATTTCCATGATTACTCGAATTTCATCATCGGATGGACGTTTTGGCATATAATCGTTAAGATTATATAATCCATGTGTTTCAATTGCTTGACGTTCTGCTTCATTCAAAGAACGCTCTTTACGTGCCCAGTTTGACGTTGAGTAGTCAGCATATTGACCTTTTTGCGTTTTTACTAGACGGAAATCTGTTCCTGAATCATATTCAGTTGGTAGATTTTCCATATCTGGATCCATTAATGCAGATTTCAATAGTTTGAAAATTTGTGGTCCAATAATGAAACGACGAATAGGATTTTCTGGAATATCTTCATTCATTGGATCGGTAACTACAAATCCTTGAAAAATATATGAACGCTTTTTCCAGTACTTACGTCCCAATTCTTCCATAGATGGATCTTTGAACCATGGACGAATTTCTGCGTGTACTGGACAAGTATCTCCCCACATTTCAATACAAGGTACTTGAATAGTAATAGGTTTTTGTTCGCCACCCACAATACCTGCAAAAGGCATTTTGATTACTTGGCGCTCTCGCCAAAAGAATACGTTGGTGGGATCATCATCAGGCAAGAACCTAATTACCGCAGTACTATCATTATCCATATTCCAGAATGGATAAATTGCATCTGATCCACGTGATTGATTTGAATTTGTTTCTGCTTTATTTTCTTGTGCAAGCAGTTTTGCACGAATTTCTGCTAGTGTTGCCATTTTACTTTTCCTTTATATTAGCCTTATTAGCCGTGTTAGATTTATATTAGCTTTAGTTGTGATATGCATCATCCTCTCTAGAGCATATATACATATTACAGTATTTATTTATCATTGTCAAGCAAAAAAAGAGGACCTAAGTCCCCTTTTTTAAATAAAGTTTTATTATTTTTTAGTCGAAATTATTAAATGATTTGAATGCTTCTGATAACATATCATCCATTTTATCTTCAATTGTAGTTTCTACTACATTATTAGCGATATCAGAATTTGACATTTTAACAAGTCTAGCACCCAATTCTAGTGCGTCACGTTCTATTGTTTGTGGTGCAGTTTTTACTTGTTCTGCTATATTTCTCAAAAATATTGATAATTCTGCCGCGCGGTCATTACTTCTATCGTGTCTACGATTGTCATCGCACGATTCTACCTGTATTCTGTTAGCCAAATCAGCAAATGTCTGCGATAAACTAGGAGTGTCACTATTTTCATCTAGTTCTGTTTTCTTGATATTGTTCATATCTAAAGTACTAGGATTAAAGGTAATATTATTAACAACTGACCCATCTTCATTGTATGCTTGTAATATATTTTTTACACGATCAACTTGATTTACTTTTTGCTTTTTTGATTCTACCGTATTTGCACGATGAATTAGTGGCAAAATATCTGTTAATTTTTCTTCAAACGATGACTTCGTAAATTTTTTAACATAATCATTTACTGTTTCTTCTGAAATTTCTTCAGATTCATCTACTTCATTCAATGCAAGTGATTCTACAAATGATACATAACCCTTAGGTCCTTGAATACGATTGATATTTTCTTTAACTGATTCTATTTGTCTTTTAACATTAAGAACTACATCACGATTTGCTTCATTAACAAGTCCCTGCTTATTTACAATATTAATAAATTCCTTCAATTTAACTAGAGTTGTAGTTTGTTCAATAATTGCTTCGCCAACCATATCACTTGGTACTCCGCCATTACTAACATGTCTAGCCATTGCCCTTGCACCAGATAAATGCTTATGTGGATATTTAAATCGCTCACCGTCTGAATTTTCTACAAATATAGCAGAAATATTACGTGATCTTGATCCACGTTGTTCTTCATTAACTGGCTTTTTATGTCGGATAATCAATCTGACATTTTCTAATGTCTGTCTACTTGTTTTTGTAGAGCCTTCCAATGGACTTAGTCCTTCTCCCAGTACATCATTCATTTCTTGCTCCTTATTTTTTTCTATATTAAATACATAATTTTTAGGTTCGATATGCTTGCCAAAGGTTCGAATATCGAAATCCATAAGATTACTTCTAGCTAAGTTTTTGACTAGTTTTATTAGTTTACTTACACTAGATGTATCAATATCAACATCTTCTCCAATATGAAATTTTATTTCAGATGACTCATCATCTAAAAAAATCATAATGTTAGGATTTTGTATATAAAAATATCTAGCTTCTTCCGGTACAGCGACACTCTTACCATCCATATTAGAAAATAATTTTGGTGATAGTCCATTACCTTGTAGTATTCTCATTATTTTTTCTGCTGCATCTTTAAAATTAATTGCCATAATATTGTTTCCTTTTTAGTATTTATCAAAATACCATAGGAAGTGGTTCATCATAGTCATCATCATTATCTAAACTTTCTCCCAACAATGATTCATACTGTTCATCAAATCGTGATATAACTTGTATTTGTCGCACACATAATAATGTGGCACTAACAAGATCATCAGTCTCACCTAACTTTGCTTCATAACTTTTACCCTTAGCGACAAATGTTTTGAACTCTCTTATTAGATTTTTACTTATCGGTGTCATCTTATCACTTTCAATCCAAGATTTCATTTTCATACATGCAGTAATTTTAGTCTTATATGTTGTAGTAAACCCTTTACGTATTGATCGGCTCACTCCTCGCTTCTTAGGCTCATGTAAAAACTCACCTGGAAACTTATCTTCATCCATTTCTTCTATGAGTATCAGTGCTGCTTCACCAAGTGAGTTATTCTCAACACTCCAATATATTTCTGGTGATTTGTTTCCCAATTCTTTTAATTCTTCTTTAATAATATGCAGAA